TTTATAATAGGATTAGCAGTAGGTATGATGATTTCAAACGCTGATCTAGGTGAGCCAGTACCTTATCAAACTATTACTTATTCAGATAGCGGTAGAGTAGTAAAGATTTACAATAGTTCAGCTTTTAAATATCGTTATATGCCTAATGCGTATGCTGTTGGTTGGAATACAAATGACTATCGCTATTGGGAGACAAGACCTATGCATACACCTGTGTACACCAAAAGTGTAGTTATTAATAAGAAGCCAAAGCCTAGACCAAGGACAGAAAATGAAGAATGATTGTTGTTGCTGTGGGTGCGGGTGTAAGAAATGAATAAAGAGATAAGTGAAGAAAAGATATTAGGCTCAAAGTTTACTTTGTCCTTACAGACTATGATAGCTGGAGGAATGGGTCTTAGTAGTCTTATTGGAATGTGGTATATGCTACAAGCAGATATTCAAGAAGCTAAAGAACTACCTGTTCCTGTGTCTTTATTTTCTCAAGAATACCCTAGTAAAGCAGAAGGATATAATTGGAGTCCAAGTTACGAACAATACAAGCAACAAGTTGGTAATCTTCAGGAAACACAAGACGAGATTTACGATATAGTTGAAGAAATGCAAGATGAGATTAAAAATTTAAGACAACAAGTAATTGATTTAAGGATTAAAGTAAGATGAGATTTTTATTGTTATTAGCATTAGCTTTTGGTCAACAAGAGGTAACTGATAAAAATTTCTATGGTGCTATCTATAAAGGAATGCATTTAGTAAGGTTTACAGCTGAATGGTCAAATGATAATAAGCAAAAATTCTATCAAGGTAAGTTTATCGTAGAAGGTGATAGTGCTTACAAGGGAACTCAGATGATGATTATACCTTCAAAAAAAGTTCCTGAGACTGTTAGAAAGTTAAGATTAAGAAACTTTCCTAGTGTAGTTTTATTTAGAAATGGTAAAAAAGTAAAAGTTTGGAAAGCAAATTTTGATGGAGAACTTGATTTAAAAACAAATGATGTTAAAGAATCTATTGATTGGTATGCAAAGTGAGCAAGGGAATTAACGCAAATAGCGAAGTACATATTAGCGTAGCTTTATTAATTAAAGCAGGTATATTAATAGCTATTGTTACTGGCTCTTGGTATCAAGCGCAAATGAAATTTGCAGAGCAAGAGAGAAGAATAGAAGATTTGGAAGATAAAGTTACTGTGTTAACTGCTAGTGTAGAAGGCATGGAAACACAACACATATTAAAACTAGAAGAAGAAAACAAAACCCTAATGCAAAAATTAGGACTAAAAAGAAAGTAAGGAGTTAAAATGGCTAATAAAGAAAATAAACAAAAAAGTACGCCAATGTTAAATCTTGACGGTAAGGAATACGATATCAATTCAATGAACGATGACCAAAAAACAATGGTTAATCACATTGCAGATTTAAACAGAAAGATTGATACATCAACATTTAATCTTCAGCAACTACAGTTTGGAAGACAAGCGTTTATAGATGGTCTTAAAGCTTCGTTAGCTGAAGCATCTAAATATCCCTACAATAAAGAACAAGAGCCTAGTAAGGGTTAGTATGTTTTTTATACTTTGGATTAGAAAGAAGAGTTGGTAGCATGGCTAAGAACTTAAAGAATGTAAACCTTAATGGATTATCTGCTATGCAAAAAAAACAAATGCAGAAACATAAGGTTCATCATACTAAAAAGCACTTGTCAATGATGGCATCAGAAATGAGAAAGGGTAAAACCTTTAAACAGTCACACAATAAAGCCCAAAAGATTGTTGGGAAATAGTGATTGATAAAGCAATTCTTGCAGGAAAATTTATTATGTCTATTGTAGTTGCATTTAGCATTAGACAAGAGATGCTCCTGCAAGTAATGCTTGGATTTTTATTTTTAATTGGTTTAAAAGCGACTAAGAAAGTATTAAATGATTGAGACATATGCTGAGTACGGTGCTGTAGGTGTTATTGTAACATTGTTTGTTATGATGATAGTTAATCTAATGAAGAGTCAAAGAGCTCAAAATGAAGACTTAGATAACATAAGACAAGCAATAGCTAAGATGGAATCTACAATAAAAAATGTAGAGGGAATAACTATAAAGCTAATAGAGAGATGGAATAAGTCAGACGAAATAGGACAGAGACATAGAGAAGATATAGTTAAAGAATTAAATGATGTAACCGATGATTTAGCGTACCTTAAGGGTCGCATTAATGGAAAGGCTAGTTGACAAATGATAGATTCAACTAAAGCAGTAGTTAATGGTGTAGTTGGAGTAGGTGTTTGGTGGGTCAACTTACCAATGTTACTGCAAATGGCTGTATCTATTGCAACTTTAGTATATTTAATAGTTAAAACAAATAATGAGATTAGGAGAAAATAATGGGTTTAAAAGAAATGTTAGTAGCTGCGGCTGAAAGTCAAGCAGATTCAATTAAAAAACAAATGGTTGATCAGCTTACTTCAGACGAAATGGCTAAGACAATCGCTACAAAGATTAATGAGAAGATTGATATTCCATTTGTAAGCGAAGATAAAGAACAAATCTTTTTTGAGAAGTGTGTTGATGTTGTTACCGACTTAATAGAAGGTTTAATTAAAGGTAAGTAATGCCTAGATTTAGCACAAAAAGCAAAAACAAGCTATATACTTGCGATGAAAGACTAGTTGAATTATTTCATGAGGTTGTGAAAGGTTTTGATTGCACAGTATTAGAAGGTCATAGAGGACAAAAGGCTCAAGATGCGGCATATAATAAAGGAAATAGTAAACTTAAGTTCCCGAATGGTAAGCATAATAAAAGCCCCAGTATTGCTGTTGATGTTGCTCCTTATCCTATTGACTGGGATGATAGGGATAGGTTTCATTACTTTGGCGGCTATGTTCTTGGAATTGCTAGACAGATGGGACTCAAAATAAGATGGGGCGGAGATTGGGACATGGATACCAAGACCAAAGATAATAAGTTTGATGACTTAGTACATTTTGAGATAAAAAAATAATGCCTAAACAGTTTAAAACATATACACGTTTTGATGGTGGTCTTAACACTAGGGCTAACTCACGTTCTATTGCTGATAACGAACTATCTCAAGCTAATAATGTTATTGTAGATGAATTTGGAATAGTAAAAACTGCTGGATTTGCTAATACAGATACAACAAATTACACTTCTACTGGCGTAGATGCTCAGCAACCAGGTTACGGACTATTTCAAGCAAGGATGGATTATACTGGTGTCAGTGGTACTGGTACAAACACTTCTACAATAAAAACATTTGTAGCGGATACAGATGCTACTTCTGATACTAGAATAGATGTAGCTGATGGTAGTGGTAGTTTTTCGGAAGCTATAGATTTGGGTAGCGTTGCAAATGGAAAAGTAATTTACGATTTAGCTGATGGTGCAGTAAGAGTCTGCGATACCAATGTAGTTAGCAATTCTACTGTTAGTAATAGCGTAAAATGGTTTGGTCATGTAAATAAAAAATTATGGCTAGATGATAGCTTAAGCCAGTTAAATGTTGGTGGAGGTAGTGCCCAAACAGTAAATCAGTGGGTAGTATCTGATGCTCCACCAAAACAACCATTTGCTGGTACAGCTGCAACTGGATTAAATCTTGCCGTTCTTGGTTTTGAAGACACTCTTGAAGGAGTTGCGAGTGGAACTACAGTTACACTAGCTAACAATATAACTGATACTGGAAATACTTCTGGTTCTGATACTCAGCTAGACACTGGTTTGTATACTATTGTTAATTCAGCTGGAACTGATACAGTAGGAATAGCTTCTAGAACAAATAATAATACGCTAGTAATAGATTCTTCTAAAACTTGGAATGCTGCTGGTTCTGATGTAAAGCTATACATATTTCCAGATGCTGGTTTAGGTTTCAATGTTCAAGTTTTAGCATCTGGTAGTGATGGAACAATACCAGCTGGTACATATGAGTTTGCTCAAACATTTATTTATGATGGTGTTCAAGAATCGCTACCTACAGTAATGACTGGACTAACAACTGTTTCTGCTAATAATAGACTTACTCTGTCTATTGCAGCTTCGCATGGATATGACGAAAGAATTACTGGAGGCAGGATATACTTTAGAGATTCTACCTCAAAGGGAGAGTTTCAACTTGTAGCTGAGATAGATTTAACCTATGGATGTAGAACAAATTTAGAGGCAAAGCACGTTGGCTGGTCAACTATATACAGCCAAGCTTCTTTTTTGTTTTGTACAGTAGCAATACAAGACCCAAATGTTGACACATACAGCTCGTTAAATGGATATAACGCTGATTTATCTAGCATATCAATAGGCAATACTGGAGAAGGATATAAGACTAGTGTAGTATCAAATAGAAGAAGGTTTGTAGCTAATGTAAAGTCTATCAACGAAAAAGGACAAACAGTTGTTCAGTCAGATAGATTAATGTATAGCGAAATAAATAGATTTGATACGTTTCCACCTACAAACTTTATTGATATAGGCATTAACGACGGAGAAGACTTTGTAAAAATAGAGTCTTATGCTGATAGATTATTAGCTTACAAAAATAAAACTTTGTATGTTATTAATATAGGTGGCGGTTCTGATACTCAATGGTTCTTAGAATCAGAACATAAAAATATGGGAGTAGACTTTCATGCGGCAGTTGTAAAAACAGAATTTGGAGTTGCTTGGGTAAATAAAAATGGTTTATTTTTTTATGATGGATCACAGATAAGAAATTTACAAAATAAAATACTAGAATCACAATGGACAGACTTTGTAAATAGCGACACAATGATAGGTTATGAGCCCACTAATAAACATTTAGTTGTTGTAAGAGACGCTGACAATGAAGGAACTGATAATGGGGATGCGTATATTTATAGCTTTATTAGCAACTCTTTTACTTTTGCTGAAACTTTATTTGCTGATAACAATAAAAGTAATTTAATAACAGATGCTCATGGCAATATGATAGCAAAGACTGGAACAGCTCAAATGGATTCTTACAATGGAGTTGGTACTGGAGGTACTAAGTTTGACATAAAATTAAAAGACGATGACTTTGGTTTGCCTAATGTAGTAAAAAAAATATATGGTGTAACTATAGAGTATGCTAGTAATGCAGCTAACAGCAACGGTGTTAAATATTTTTATACAAATGATAGTGGAACAAAACAAGGAACTGCTAATGCTGGTGATTTAGCTAGCACAAGTAATGATTTAGATGTAAATAGAATTACATTTGGGACACCACTTTTAGCATCTTCATTTCAAGTTCAGTTAGATTTAGACGGAAATAGCGTGCATAAAATAAACAGTGTTGGTGTAGAATACAGACCGTTATACAAGAGAATTACATAATGCCTATTGATAGAGAAAAAAGATTTTTATATAACTCTAAAGGAGTTAAAACAAAATTACAACAAGGGTATCCATCAAACGATTCTGGCAACGATGGAGAAGAAAGATTAGTGAAGACACCAGATGGTAAGCTTAGGCTTTACAGAAAAGAAATTGGTGCATGGCACTATTTAGAATTTACAAGGAGTTAGGATGACTTTAGCAGAATTAATGGCAGGCGCAAGAGCTGGTCAAGCAGCAGGCTTTGGTGCTACTGGTGCTGATTTATCAATTACAGCGGAAGGCGAAAGAAGGGATATAATGGCAGCTCAAAGAGCTCTTAGAGAGCAACAAAAAAGAGCTCAAGAGCAAAACAAAAGACGAGAAAAAAGAAGGGGAGTTGGTAGATTAATTGGCTCTGGCATTGGATTTCTTGCTGGAGGTTCAGCAGGTCAAGCTATTGGTAGCGCTATTGGTCAAAGTTTAGCTGGAGTTGGAGCTAATGTTAGCAGGGTTTCTAGTGGATTAGGTCAAGGAATGTTTTTTAGTGGGTCTAGACAAGATATTTCTGCATCCGAAAGAGATGTAAATAGATTTATAAGTGATGCCAACAAAGGCTTTCAAGCTAATGTTTTAAGTAGTGCTATTACAGATTATTTTACTGGTGAATTGTTAGGTCAAATTAAAATGCCTGGGCAGGGAGTTGAAGCTGTGCAAGCTGCTGATGATGTAGCAACTGGAGCTATGACAGGTCAAAGAATTACTGGAGTCGGTTCCTCTAGCTCATTGTTTGGAGGCGGAAGTCTTTCTGATGCAACAAAAAATGTATTAGGTGACTTTCAATTTTCTAACGCATTGTATGGCAATGTGGGTGAAACAGCTGGAAATATGTCTAGGTTATTAGATAGTGATTTTATATCTAGAGCAAGAAGAGCTGGAAGAAGAAGGGCAAATATGGAAGGGTTTTTAAAATGAGTTTTGAAGAATTATTAAAAAACGCAGGATTAGATCAGTATCAACAGTACTTTGGAACTGGTCAAGAAGTAGCGCAAGCTTTTGGTTTTGAAGGAAATCAATCAGAACAGTTTGGTAGATTTTTTCAACCATTTGATCAACAAAGACTGTTAGACGCAGCTAGTGAAATACAAAAAAGAACAGCTACTAGAACTGGATTTTTACAAAGTGATTATGAGTCTGGTTTTAGAGGGTTAACTAATCAACTTGGTCAAGCCACTAGACAAATTGGTCAAACAGCTGGACAATCTGGCTTTACTAGAGCTGGTGCAACAGCTAGGCAAATAGGTGAAGCTAGAGAAAGAGTTGGTGAAAGTATGCAAGATTTGATGTTAGGTAGACAAAGAGGTATGTATCAAATAGAACAGCAAGCTGGACAAGAAAGAGCTGGTTTAACTTCATTACTTCAAAGTTATTTAACGGGAACATTTGGAAGAGGAGAGCAAATTGCTAGACTAGACCCTAGTAGCCCACAAGGCGCACCTCAACCCACAACAAAACAGCAATCAATTCAAAATGATGTGCAAGAAATTTTACAAGCAAACCCAAACATGACATATGAACAAGCTTTGGGTATGGCAGAGCAATCAGCAGATAGGCTATAAAGGAGAAGATATGGCAAACGGATTTGATTACGAATCACCGCTTAATAGATTACTAGGAGCTACTATTCCGCAGTTTCTTAACGACCAATTAGATAGGCAAGAAAGCTCTAGGAGGTTTGACGAGCAACAGTTAGCGCAAGCTCAAGCTAGAAAGCAAAACCAAGCAAATTTTGACAGACAACAGTTAGCCTTAGAAGAGCAAAATGCTTTTGAAAAGCAAAGAGTAATAAAAGAAGACTTATATGATATTGATAGTAGCTTAATAGATAGAATAAATAGCGAAGGTAATTTAGATAAAAAGAAAATTTTAGCTGAAAAATTTGAAACTCAATTTAAAACTGAAAGAGGTTCAAATGAAATAAACGCTATAATGGCTTCTATTGAAGATGAAAAAGTAAATAGGCAATCTAGTTTAGATTTATTTAAAGGAATTGGAGTTTTAAACGATAATGAATATACCATTCTAAGTAAAAATACTTCTAGTTCTGATTACGAAAATCAATTAAACAC